GATTTCATAACGTATTACAAAGAAAACACGAGCGGCATTTTCGAAAGGGACTACGACATGCCGCGAAACGGTTCATATGCCGGTTCCGGCCAGCAGCCGCATTTTTTCAGTCAGGTTCCGATTATCGAATTCCTTAACAACGAGGAAGGGCTTTCGGAGCCGTTCAAGGCAACCGAGCTGATCGACGCCTACGACGAGATTCTCTCCGACGGAGTTAGCGAGGTTGAGCAGTTGCGAATGGCGTATATGTGGGCGCGCGGCGCGGGTATGAGCCTGGACGCCGACTTCGAAAAGCAGCTCCAACAGACCGGCATATGGCCGCTCCCGCAGGACGGCGAGATCGGCTTTGCCGGAAAGGATCTCGGCGGCGCTTCGGGATTCGTCGTGGAAGTTATAAACGAGTTGCGGCGCAATATCTATTCATTTTCAAAATCTATGGATCTATCCGAGGATCGCGGCGGAGACATGAGGGTGATCGGCTGGCAGATCGCCATGCTCAGAATGGAAATGTCGGCGCAGGTCACAGAGCGCAAATTCCGAAAATCCTACAACCGGCAGTATCAAATGCTCACCGATTTCTGGCGCGCGAACGAACCAATCGACATAGACCCTTTATCGCTGCGGTATACGTTCACGCGGAAGTTCCCGAAAGACGTGGACATGGAAATCGAAACGCTTGTGAAGGGAATCGAGGTACTGCCGCTTGAAAAGATATACTCGCTTATGAGCTTCATCGAGAATCCGGCAGAGCTGGCCGAGCAGTTCAAAGAAGAACGTCCCGAAATGAATGACATTCTGAGCAACCTGGAAAATGCCGAGTCGCAGTTGGAGTAGGCTGGACAAGCAGGTCCAGGCGGCGCTCGCCAACCTGGCGACCCGTTCAGAGCGGCGCATTCTGATCGCTTACGCCGAAGCGCTGAAAGCGATCCGCTTCAAAATGGGAAAACTCTATGACAAGCTCAAAGATCCTGACGGCAAGCTGACGCTGGCCGAAATGACGAAATACAACCGGTACAATGCGCTCGATAAAGAGATCTCCCGAATCATGCGCGACAACTACCGCGTCGTGGCCGGAGAGCTAAAACGACTGCCGCCGGAAATGTATAACGAGTCCTTTTTCCGCTACGGTTGGGCATTCGATCAGAATAGCGGCGTATCGCTTACCTGGGGACCGGTGAACCAGGACGCGCTGAAAGCCATATCCGAAAATCCGCTGGACCTGATTGCCAGGAACACGCTCGCCACTACAACGCGCAACCGAATCCGGCGCTCTGTATCGCAGGGACTTCTTCAAGGCAAGTCGTATCCGCGAATGATGCGCGACATTCGCGCAGCGATGGGAAACAACGTCTATGAGGCGATGCGGATCGCCAGGACCGAAGGGCAGCGCGCTATGTCCGAAGCGACCGCAGCGGTCTATGAGCGCGCGCAGCGAAACGGCATCGAGGGAACCGAAGTTTGGGACGCGACGCTCGACGGAAGGACCAGGCCGTCACACCAGGCGCTAGACGGCAAGCCGCGACCGTCCAGCGGATATTGGACCGTGCTGCACGAGGGAGAACTTCTGAGCACGTCCGGTCCGCTCATGTCCGGCGTTCCGAGCTTCGACATTCATTGCCGCTGCAGGCTCGCATTCGAGGTCGAGGGATACTCGCCGCAGGTCCGGCGGAGCCGTGAGGACGGCGTTATTCCGTACACGACCTACGACGAATGGGACAAAAACAAAAACGAACGCGGCAAGTTCGAGCCGCCGGTATAATTCGCACTTTTTTTTGACTATTGCATATTTTATTCCCACGCACTATATTGGCTGTAATCACATACAACGTGGCGGCAAGCACGCTGCGGTAGGAGAAAGTGAAATGCCCGAACCAGATAAAAAAGAAAAACTGACCCTGGAATCTTTGAAAGCGCTCGTGTCCGAAGAACAGCACGCGGACTTCGACGCCATTATGGCGGACGTGAAGAAAAGCGGCGACTCGCTGTCGGAACTCAACGGCGAGAAATTCAATGAACTGCTCAAAGGCGAGCACGGACCGGAGCTGAAAAAGATTCTGGATCAAAGGTTTGCTACGGGATTAAAGACTTGGCAGGAGAATAACCTTGATAAGATTTATCAAGAGCGATATGCCAAGGAGAACCCCGAAGAAACCGACGAGCAAAAGAGACTTAAGGCTTTGGAAATCGAGGTTGCGGAATCCAAGCGCAGGGAAGTCGCAGCGAACCTTCGAGCCGACGCAGTAACGGAGCTGACGAAAAGATCGCTCCCGACCGAGCTTGCCGATTTCATGATAGGCGATAGCCAGGAAAAAACGCTGGCCAATATCGGAATACTTGAATCGGTCATTAAGGCGAGGGAGCAGAATCTACGGACCGAGCTGCTAAAGGAAAACGGCAGGAAGGTGACCAAGCAGGAAGACCCCGACGCGGAAAAGTATTACAGCGAAGAACAGCTTAACAACATGAGCATGGAAGAATTCGCGGCCAACGAGGAAAAGGTCAAAGAGTCTCTTAAATATCACCAACGAGTATCCTAAAGATTAAAGAGGGACCATCATGGCAATGGAAAATCTAAAGCCAACGATATGGACGCGATTCCTTATCACGGCTTTGCAGAAATCTCTGATCTTTGCGAATCTCGCGAACCAGAATTACGAGGGAGAAGCCACGGTCGGCGGATCTGTGAAATTCAACCAGATCGGGGAAGTTGACGTAAACGACTACACCGCATATACCGACATGACTTTCCAGCAGCTCGACGACGCGAGCCTTTCAATGGTTATCGCGCAGAAAAAGTATTTCGCGTTTCAGATCGACGAAACGGACGAGCGCTTCATTCCCGTAGACACGACAACTGCTGGTATCAATCGCGGCGCATACAGAATCAGAGACACTATCGACAGTTACATTTCAGGGAAATACGGCGACGCAGGCGTCACATACGGATCTGCCGCTTCGCCGAAAGCGACTTCTTCGGGAACGGTCGTGCAGCACCTTGCGGAGTTCTACGAGACAATGACCGAGAACAACATTCCGCTTGAAGATCGCTGGATCGCACTACCGCCCTGGGTGTTCACAAAATTGACACTTGCAGGCGTATCGGACAAAAACCCGAACACCGACACGTTCAGGAACGGGTACATTGGACCGATTGTCGGATTTCAACGCGTTTTCATGAGCAACAACGTTACGAAGATCGGCGGGACCGCACACACGATCCTGGCCAGCTCCGGCAACGAAGCAATCGGATATGCCGGTGCTATTGACGGGAACATCCGCATACGTCCGGCTGAAAAGCGGCGCGCGATGAACGTTGACGGCCTTTGGGTCTATGACGCAAAGGTTATCCGTCCTGATATGCTGGCCTGCATGTATTCGACCGAAACGGCCAATTAGGAGGGTAGAACTATGGCAGATACACTAACCAGTTTTACCGTTATCGGAACGGCACTCGTAACCGTCAACAGCGTTACTTCGACCGCCGAGACCTGCACCATTACGGTTACCGATCTTTCCCGAACCTTCGTCCGAATGACGAATGTATCAACAACCGCATCCGTTACCGTATCACTCGGCGCAGGCGCGGACCCGCATATCGCGGCTGGAATAGGCGCGCTTTCTCTTACTCTGGCAACCGCACAATCGGCCTATCTCGGCGCATCGTGGGACGCGTCACGCTACAAAACGACGAGCGGAACTATCGTGTTCACCGTGCCGACGGCAGGGACCGTCACGTTCGAAGTGGGTGTAATGACGCCCTATTAAAAGAGGGTGTCATGCCCATTATTACGATTGACGAGGTAAAAGACTTCCTATCGGAGGACGAAACTACCTATGACGAAGTTATCGGTAGGCTGATTCCCGTAGTTACCGAGCGGCTGCGCTATCTGTGCAACAATCCATTTACTGCGCAGCCGCTTATCGAATCCGTATTTCAAAGGTTCAGCGTCCGAGATTACGACTACCAGAGGATGTTCGCCAGGGACGCCGACCTTTACATCCTGCCTGCGGTCATGGCAACGTTCGACGCTTCATCGCTTACGGTGACGGCCAGGGGAGAGAATTTCGCTTCGGCGGGATTCGCCGCTGGTCAGGACGTGTTTGTCAGAGACTCATACCTGAACGACGGGTATTTCGAGATAAGCTCTGTGAGCACTTCCACGTTGACCGTGCTGTCCGCATACTCCTTTGCGGGAGCAATCGAAGGAACGCACGAGTTCAAAGACGAGGTAACCGGCGCGAGCATTTACTTTGCCGTCGTCGAATGGCCGAAAGGGATTAAGCCGGTTGTCGCGAGCATGATACAGTTCGACTACCAGGAACGCGGCAATTGGGCTGAAAGCGAAGGCGGCGAGGGACACGGCGAATACGGCTATCCGACAGAGCTGCTGCGAATGTTGCAGCCATACACGAAGCCAGCCTACGGGTTATATCACAAATGAGCTTTCGCGTAGAATACAAAAAAGTGTGGAGAGGCGAGGAAGTGAAAATCAGGGGCCGAAAGGTAGTAAACAAATCGGCCTTTGAAACAGGTCTGGTCGTTGAGAGACAAGCCAAGGCGCTCTGTCCGGTTGATACCGGCAGGCTCGCGGCGAGTATCACGACGCAAGCGAGGACGAAGGGAACGACGCCGAAAGGCAAAGGCGCGCGGTTGACCGACGTAATCACGCCGCCAGCCGATGAAGGCGAGGTCTATGTAGGGACGCCGGTGGAATACGGACCTTACATAGAGTACGGAACCTATCGCAGCGAAGCGCAGAGCTTCCTGCGACCGGCGCTCGCGCTTGCAAAGGGAGAGCAACTGACGATCCTGATGCACAACGGCAGAGCGCAATTCCGTGAGTATCTGAGGGCATAATGGCGAAGCCGTACGAAATGATCGATTGGATGTTGAAAAACACTACCGCATTGACGGCGATCATAAGCAAGCGCTCTTTCCACTCGAACAGACCGAAAACTCAAACGCTCCCGAATATCGCGTACATGGAATCCGGCGGACCGTTCCGGCAAAACGGAATTGAAAACCAGGATTTCGTCTTGAATTGCCGAGGGCAGACAGTAGCAAAGGCGCTGGACCTGGCGCGTGAGGTCGTCGACACGTTCCACGGATCTGCCGGTACGGGAATCCACGGAACGGTAAACGGATTCGACGTTGGCCGCTCGTCCCTGGCGTCGCCGCCTGCGCTTATCGCAGAGCCGAAAGGCTCGGCGTACAACGTGCCGGTGGTGATTACTGTTATTTATCCGTCATCGACGGTAAGTTAAGGAGGGCATTAAAATGCCTACGTATCAAAATTCAACCATTGACAGCAATAAGCTGATCCTTGGAAACTACAAAATCGAAACCGCAGCGTCGTCTGGCGGAACGTATGTCAATCTCGGCGCTGGCAGGGTAAACAACTTCGGTCACAATTATGAGCTATACGACGTGCAGGCCGGTAACGCGCCTGATCCGATAGAGGGTATTTCGAAGGAAACTTTCCAGGTCGACTTTGAAATGATCGAGTACGACGGCTCGGTGCTTTCCGCTATACAGTGCGGAGCGATCACCGAATCGAACACGACTTCCCTATCAACGATCAACGCAGGTGGAAACCAAGTTCTAACCTCGCGCGCTTTCCGGCTGACCAACACGAGAACCATTTCGGGAACGACCGTCGAAACGATCTTGACGCTGTATAAAGCAACGATGCAGAACGGCTTGCAGTTCACGGCGAAAGAAGACGGCGACACGGACCCGATAAATGTAATAGCCGGAACGATCATCGCGGAAGTTGACACTTCGCTGACTGCAGGATCGCAGCTCTATCAGCTTACGCGCACAATCGTTTAGGCGCGGAGGGTAGATGAACGGCAAAGTAATTGATCTCGATGTGCTGCGACCGAAGCCGCAAGTGGTGAAGCTCGCAGGGAAGGAAATCGATGTATCGTTTATTCCGTGCGGAATAACGTTCGACGTGGATAGGCTCACAAACGAGCTTGCCAAATACACGGTTTCTCAGCTCGAAGCGGGTGGAAAGGAAGCAAAAAAAGCATTCGACCTTTCGGTGGAGCTGTGCTCCGTTTTCTGTACGGTGAAGTACCCCGAAATGACCGAGGAATGGTTTCGAGCTAACGTAGATCCGCTGCAGGTTCAAGCCTTTGCCGAGATCCTACAGAGCACGCTGGCACGTTCTTACGAGGGTGCGGAGCGATACTCAAAAAACTTAGAAGCGGCCGAGGTAACGGTAAAATAGAACTCGGCCGCTTATTCGTAAGCATGGCGCTCTTATACCCTTGGGCAACGAAGGAATACTTGTTGTGGGAAATGTCCATAGGGCAGATCGTCATGTACCATGCGCTCGGCCTGGAACTGAAGTACGGCGATCCAGGAACGAACGGGAAAAAATCTTCGAGCCTCAAAGACAAATCCGCAGAAGAACTCCGAGAGATCCGCGAAGAACTCCGCGAAAAGTACGGGAAAATAGGATGAAACTATGGGCTTGCTAGGCGATATGGTCGTCCGCATTGTCGGCGACAACGCGAAATTTGACGCGGCAATCGACAAATCCGATCAAAAATTTACCGATTTCGCAAAGACCGCTGAACGCCACGGGAAAAAGCTCACGATGTTCGTGACCGCTCCGCTGCTTGCCGCTGCCGCTGCAGCGGTGAGGTTTGCGAGCGACGCCGAAGAAACGGCGGCGAAGTTCGGGACGGCGTTTCGGACCGTGCGGAAAGAAGCTGACGTAACCGCAAAAAACCTGGCGCAGAATTACGGCCTTTCGAACCAGGAAGCGCAGCGGCTCTTATCATCGACCGGCGACTTGTTGAAGGGATTCGGCGCGACCGGAGCGCAGGCACTCGGATTGTCCGACAAGGTACAGCGGCTCGCGGTTGATCTTGCCTCATACAACAACATCCAGGGCGGTGCCGCTAGAGCGTCGCATGTCCTCACTCGCGCCATGCTCGGCGAGCGCGAAGCGCTTACATCCCTTGGCGTCAAGGTATCGGAAGCGAATGTCCAGGAAAAGCTCAGAGAGCAAGGGCTTGAAAAGCTGGAAGGGCGCGCGCTGCTGCTGGCAAAAGCCGAAGCAACGCTGCAGCTCGTAACAGAGCAGTCCGGAGACGCGATGGGAGATTTCGCGCGGACGCAGGATAGCGTCGCAAATCAGTTGCGGACCGTGCGCGCTCGCGCTACCGACGTTGTGACCTCATTCGGCGAGCAAATGCATCCCACGGTAAGCAAACTGCTGGGCAGGGTGCTTAACCTGCTCACGGCCTTTGCGAACCTAAGCGACGAGAAACGCCG